GTTCTAATAACTTCTCTGTTGATTTCCGCAAGGATCTCAGTAGAAAGGATATTAGCAAGTTCTGCTTCAGCGTTAAGGCCATGAATTGCCTTAAGGTCTTGAGCAAGCTCAAGTGAGTACTCAGCCTTGAGTGCTCTGGACTTAGCAGTCACAGTAACTTTCTCAATGCTGAATGCCATTTCAGCGAACTGGTTGTTCGTGCCGTTACCTAAGTTCTCGGCATCACCAGTTACCATACCCTGACCAACGTTATAGTCGGTTGAGGTTGCAGTACCAACTGGGTTTAGAACAGCAGGGTTGCTACCAGTCTGACTGATAGTACCAATACCAGCAGGTACATCAGAGAATGCACTGTTGATACCAGCAGATCCATCTCCACCGAAGTCGTTGGAAGACTGACCTGAGAAAGCAGTGTTTGCTTCGTTGTAGAATGCCTCTGTGCCACTCTGATTAGTGTAGCGTGAGCGCATTGCAAAGATAAGTCCAGTAGGACCACTCATTGGTTGTACACCAGCAAGGTCGTAAGCGACCAAGTTTGGCATAGAGCGTCTGATTAGACTTATTAATACTGGGTCGAAACCAGCAACAGGACCAGCAGCAGTAGCACTACCACCGAAACCACCTTGGGTTCCAGCTGCATTACCTGCCATTGTTGGTGATTCCATCAAGGAATGACCTTGACTGAATGCTTGCTCCTCTTTGAGGAATTTTTCTTGGTTTTCTAGTAGAACTGCGGTTACCGCTTTACGATGTGGATCGGTGATACCACCATCGTGATCCAAAAGGGGCTTCCACTTCTCGACTAGATGTTCTGATTGGAACATCTTCTTTAAGTGTGTAGTTTGATTTAATGTTTAATTCAAGGATTCATCTTGCCTAATGCACTCATGTATTTCTCCATTGTGCCAGAAACCTGCTCGGCAAGTGTACCATCAGTGGCTTCCATCAATGTATCGGCGGATGATTGAGGTGTAACCTTTTTGTCAGAGAAATAAGATTCTCTCAGGGTGGTTAGCTTCTCTGTGTACGATTCTTCACTTTCAAACTCAACACCTTCAGCAAGTGTAGCGAGCTTCTCTTTCTGTGTAGCAGCAAGACCTTCAGAAACACCTGAAAGTATTACATCTGAAGCAGACTCAGAGAGTCTTTTGTTCAGTTCTACATTCTTTTGGAGTTGCTCATTGAGTTTAGTCTCCATGTCATCTAACTTCTCTACCATAGTAGAGACAACATCATATTTTTCGTCAGGGATTGATACATAATGATCTTCAAAAAGACTCTTCATTCCACCAAGGAATGATTCAGTCATTTCTGTTTTAAGTCCGTGCTCAACTGCGAGTTGGTTTTCCTTCAACCACTCTGCAGCAACGTACTCAAGATATGAGTCAGTACGTTCTGTGAGCTCAGCTTTGTGTTCTGCTACTGCTTCTTCAATTGCAGTAGTCTTTTCTTCATCAAGTTTTGACTTGATTTCAGAAACCTTTGCGTTAATGGCAGCTTCAAAGATTGTTTTTGCTTTCTCTCTGAATTCTTCAGAAAGTTCTTCGCCACCTAATAGAGCATTGACATCATCTTCCATGTCATATGTCTCTACAACTTCTTCTTCAACAGGTGTTTCAGCAACAACTTCTTGCTCATCAGTAAGTTCGGCCTCATCGCCTTGCTTAAGATTAGATGCACTTTGTGCTCCCATTGCTCCTGTTTTACCTTTGCGGTTGGTAACCACATCAGAAACTTGCTTTATAGTTCCACCAGGTGTCTTAACCTTATTAGAGTCGTCGTCTGGTTTAGAATTTTGTGGAGTTGGTCCACCTAAATCCTCCCAACTAACGGCAGTTCCGCCAGTAGTGAGTTTAGGCATAGCCTTATCACCAGGATTAGCATTTGCTGTTACGGCATTAGCTTCTGATACCTTTTCCATTTCTTGTAGTTTGCTACTCGCCATTGAAGTTTCCTCGAATTACCTTGTTGTAATCTAAATTTATTTATTAAAGTTAGAGATTTGATAAGAAATCATTAAACAGATTCAACTTGTTCTCATCAAGTTTTTTCTGATCAACTAAAGTGTTGATGGTCTTGTATGTTTTGTGAGCCATTCTTTCACGAAGAATTCCTCCATCCCATACCCAATCTTTTCCTTCCATGATTCCTTCAACAAAGGCATCTGGGGCAGAAGGATCGGCAACTATGTCAGCAGCAGTTGCTAACATAAAGTCGTCTCCTACGACATTAATACCCTCACGTGTTGCTTTAAGAGATCCAATACCTCTTGAAGAAACACCGAGTTTTACTCCTTCCTCTACTAAGTTAGCAGCAATCTTACCCATTGGAGTGCCAAGAATCTTAGCCTTACCAATGTAGTTAGAACCACTTTCCTTTAGAGAAACTATCTTGTGTGAAACTCTATCGAGATTCACGGTTGGTCCTTCTGGATGTCCAAGTTCACCGAGAGCACGTCCTGATTGGATATGATTCTCGTTGTATCGAGAAACTTCTTTGCGAAGAACCTCTGCAGGATACATCCTACCATTACGATTAGTAATGTTTCCTTGTAAGAAAACACCCTCAATATACATAGACTTCTTGCCGTTCTTTTGTTCGACTAGAAATTCTACTGATTCAATTTCTTCCGTAATGAGTTTCATTATGCGTCACCGCTTACTTGAACTTGTTGTGCATATAATGTACCAGTACTGCTATCAGTTCTAGCAGCAACCTTAAAGGATTTTCTCAATGTACCATCATTACCAGCACCTGAATCAGAGTCGGCCCATGTGCCACTCCAACCATTTGATGAATAATCAACAACTACATTTACACTTTGTGCATTGTCACCAGTAGAACTACTGAATGATGGATAGTTAATTGATTGAATTGGATGATGTTCAAACGACCAACCAGAAAGGTTGCTTGATAATGAAACAGTATCTCCAACTTCAAATGGAGCACCAATTACACCCTGTGGGAAAAATATAGTTGTAACCCCACTTGCTGCAGGACTCTTTATCACATTAACCACTCTTTGAGAACTTGGTTGCCCTATGTTAATTAAGGCAGTTCCTCCCGCAGGTACATAATAATTTGCTTCAGTTGATACTGGTGTTGAACCATATCCAACATGAGCACCTTGTGTTAAAGCTACTACTCTCAAAGTATCACTCTTTTGATCAAATTGAATTGATTGAGCACTAGTAGTGCCTGTTGCAAAAGATGTACTATTACCGACTGGTTGATGTGCAGCCATTACTCTTCTTCCTCAGTTGTTTCTGGTTCTGTTGCGTCTGCAACTGGTTGATCATCTACTTCAACTTCACCTTCTATTTCAGGGATCTCATCTCCAAAGAGACTATTTGCAATTTCAGGCTTTAAGTTATCAACTTTATCAGCCGTCTTTGCATATAGAAGATCCTTAATAGCATCACTCACCTTTGAAGGCGAATCATTTGCCACAATAGCATCCATTAAATCGTCCATACTAATGGTCATAACATTTCCTATAGGTTATTTATATCTCTCCGCCCTTAGGTAATTTTGTCATACCTGCATCCTTTGCTCCTTCGAGATTTGGTTCCATAATTGGAGCACCTAAATCACCACCACCAGCAGCTGCTTCTTCTCCTACACCTGGAGACATACCATTAAATCCATCAACTGCCATTGCTGCTTCTGCTGGATCTTGAATTACTCCTTCTGCAATTTCTTTTTCAATGAGTTCATCTTGTTCTAAGATATCCTCATCAGATTGGCGAAGAACAGTACGACGTACCCAATCTTGAGAGTAGTACTTACCAATGTAAGGTTCTGCTTCCATAGCAAGAGAGAATCTTTCTCTTTGCAACTCAGCATCTTTGAGTTCTGAGAAATGATTATCATATACAAAGTCAAACTGAATGTTTTCAGCCATGACATCCCAGTCTTCTGGGGTGCAAATATTCTTAAGAAGACATTGAGTTCTTAGAATATCTAAGAATAGATTACTAAATCTCTTACGCAATCTACCAACAAACTTAGTAAACTTAAGTTCGTCTCTTAAGATTTCAGAAGATCTACCTAAGTTAAATCCACCATCTCCTTCAATTCTAGAGATAGGAACATTAAGTGACTTATAAAGTTTCTTCTTAAAGTATTCAATATCTGTAATCTCTCCAAGGTTTTGTCCACCTGGTAATGTAGATATTTCAGTACCTCTTCCACCTTCACGTCTAGGTAACCAGAAGTCCTCCATCATGGACATGAACTTCTTGTCATCACGGATTTCTCCAGTGTTTGCATCGTAAACTAACTTGTTACGATACCTCATCATGACATCACGAAGGTATTGTTCAGCCTTCATCTTAGGAAGGTTACCAACATCAATGTAGAATATTCTTCTTTCTGGAGCACGAGACAAGCGATAGATCACTAGACTATCCTCAATCATTCTAAGTTGATTGAGTGATTTAATTGCCTTATGAAGGTATGAAAGAACAGAACCTTTGTTTCTGTCTACAAGACCTGAAGTACAATATGCAATAGAGTCTTTCGAGAAACGGACACCTTTAGTGTCTGTAAGGTTACTAGATGGGTTTAAAGCACCACCAGTAGTATCTTTAGTACTATAGATGAAATACTCTTCTATCTCTGGGAATGCTTGATGTATACTATTAACTTCTTTTTGACTTTGAATAGCAGCTATTCTACCTGCTTCACCTGCTTTATCCTTAACAGCATGACGCACAAAACGCATTTTCATTGCGTCAATATAACGCAATTCTTGTATACCCTCGTGAGGTTTCTTTAAATCAATTACTTTATGATAATATAATCTACCATCTACATACCAGTTACGGTATATTTCATGTGATTTTTTATCAAAATCTAAAAGTTCTTTAACAAATTTAAATTCTTCTCTAATCTTTTTCTTAATACCATCACTGGCATTTAACTTTGAAAGTTCAATCTCTACAGGACTTTGATTAGTATCAGATACTATGGATTCTTGTATAACATCTTCTACTGCACCATCCACTTCTGGATGTAATGCCATCTCTCTATATCTACGAATTAATTGAAATTCGTTTTTAAATACACCTTCTAAGTCAACATAGTTGCCAAAAAACCCCGAAGTCATATAATGATCACTTTGATCCTCGTTGGAATCGGGGACTGGTGATACTACTGACTTCGGAGTTTCTTCATTATTCTCTATTGAGAATCCAAATAATTTAGCCATCTATGCTATAGACTATACCGTTCATATTATTTAGTATAGCACAAATATTACCTTATGTCTGCTGCTTCTGCTGATCCAAATGACTCGAAGTATTGAACTTGGAATTCAACAGTAAAGTCTTCGATGGTGTCACCTGTATCATAAGATAATGCTATCTCAGAAATGTTAGTTGGGAAGATATCAAGGAACTTGTATGCTCTCAATACATTTGCTGATTCTGTAGGGCCTGCTCCACTTATGTCATTAGAAGGAGCTTCGGATGCAATAGTTGCTCCTCTACCCAACTGATAAACAAATGCATCTTGCATATAAGAAGTAGGTGCAGTTGCTCCAGTGTTGTTATCCAACTTGGAGATACCATTCATCCATCCTTCAAAAGCAGTGCGAAGTCTGAAATCTTCGTCGTTGATAACTGTGATTGTCCAAGGATCGAAAGTTCTGTCTCCAGCAACTTTTAAAATACGACCTCTGAAAGGAACGTCTATTGGTGCGACGTTGGATGCAGGAAGGTTAGCAGCCTTACACATGAAGCGTAGGTTGCTCTTGTCATCATTGTTGTAAGATGCAGCGACATAATCTGGGAAGTTAGGAATTGCTACTTCAAACAGATTAGGACGTGCGCCACCACCTCTCAGTTTACTTTTAAACTGAGAGATATTTCTTACTGATGGGGGGTTTGGTGCGGTTGCCATTTACGTTTGCTCCTTAATTATACTCTACCAGCAACTTCTTCAAAACTAACACCTGTGCGAGTAGCAACAAAGGTTAGTGAAACGAAGTTGATAGATTTGCTAGGCTTGAGGAAGATGTCTGCACGGAATTCATTGTTATCGATGACATCTGGTGTGTTGTTTGTCTCGTCGCAAATTACTAGGAAGTCATAAAGACCACGCTTGCTTTGTACGTCACGTAGATATGGTTCTACGATGTTAACAAAGTTCGCACGAGTAATTTCGTCGTTGAACTCAAAGAGTTGAGCTTGTGCAGCTCTCTCCAGTGCCTGTTCGACTGTAAGGAACAGTCTTCTAACGTTAATTCTGTCAAACGCTGAGGCATAACCTAAGGCAGTCTTGTCTCCGAAGAGCATGATGCCGATACCAGGACGGAATATAATCGGGTTAATCCGCTTGGTGTACAGAGAATCTCTCTGTGCTTGAGTTGGGTTGTAAGCCAACTTAGTAGCGTTGTTAAGAACACCACGCTGCTGTCCAGCAGGAGAGAACCAAGGATAGAACTCTCTGTTGGTTCTAACCATGAGTCCAGCAATGTCTCCGTTACATGGAACCCAACGGAATTCATTGTTGAATCTATCAAACATATACTTATAACCACTGTCTATGATTAGATATGAAGATGAATTTGCTCCATCTAAAGTGGCAATAACGTTTGATGTTTGTGTTGCAGCGTTGGTAATGTTAACAACGTCTCCACGTTGAGGACCAGCAACAGCAACGCAATCTTTTCTTGTTTCGGCAATGTCTGCCAACTTGTTAATCTTGGCCTGTGATTCTGCTCTAGTATCACAACCAGGACCACCAATTAAGTAGTCAACAGCAATCTCGTCTTTGGTTTGGAACTTATTGTAAGAAGTAATCAAAGCACCGAGTGTTGCCTTAAATCCATTTGCAGAGGTGTAATCATTACCACCTTTAAGTGCATAAGTGGTAGCACCAATACCCGCAAAGTATGTCACATCTCCAGCATTCTGTCCCCACTGTGCATCAGCATTACTGATAGCAGAGAATTCAGTACCACCAAATCCAGTGTTAACAGGACCAGTGAGACGCATTGCGTCAAATGCTATAGATGGATTGTATCCTGCATATGTCTTCTCAGAGAAGTCTGCAAGATAAGACTTGTACCAGATCTTTTGTCCAGCATTTCCTGATGACTCACAGTCAACAGCTTTAGAAAGTGAAATATGCTTCTCAAGGATGTTACCTTTGATTCCAGTTATATCTCCAGAATCATCAACAACAACTACGTGTAAAGCATCATTGTAAGCACCTCTTTCTGTAGCATACTGGTTAGTTACTGGTTTCTGTGCAATTGACTTCCAGTAAACAGTTGCATTGTCTAACTGTAGAGTTTGAGCATCGTACCAATCAGCAACAGCAGTAGGAGTTAATGCAGCACTACCAACTGTACCAGCAGGAAGGTTAGTGAATAAACCATCTGAAGTACCAAATGCGTAGATACCACCTTCAGTGTAACTAACTTTAGTTTCAGTTGAACCACCACCAACTGTTTCTACACGAGAAACAATCTTAACATCAACAGTTGACTTACCACCAACAGCATCAGTAGAAACACCAGTAACAATACCTTTGAGGAATCCTACAAAACTTGAAGTAGTTCCTGCACCAGGTAGAACTGTGCTTAGAGGAGCAGTTATACCATAACCAACGGTTACACCAGAACCAGCAAGACTAGTAGAGGTAAAAGTAAGTGTTTGATCAGCAAAGTCATCAACGAAGCAGACTTTTAGATCCTTACCCCAAGTACCAGGGTTCTTAGCGGCGTAATAGAAATCGGTAGCAGAAGTGTAGTTAGACTGATAATCGTCGTAACTCTTAATCTTCAGAGTTGTTGTATTAGCAATACCAACACCAGCGTTAGCATTCTTGAGGTCATCATCGTCAGTTCTGGCAACCTTAAGGATACCACCGTATGAGAGGAATGACGCTGCACTCATCCAATACTCGTACTGACTGTCGGTGCTCAATGGCTTTCCGAATGTGTTGATTAAATCCTGTTCTGTTTCCACAGTGATTGGATCATCAACAGGTCCAATTTCAAAAGGGCCTGCGATTGCACCGATATTATCGAGTACATTATCCGCCCTTCCTACTGTTAGATCTACTTCCCTGATTAATACACCAGGTGATACTAACTGAATAGCCATGCTTGCGTCCCTCTGAGAGTTCCCAATTTCCTACAAATTATTTATTGAAAGCTACATTTTCAGAGGGGAAACAGTGCGTGAACTGCTATTTGTACTCCCACATATAACTCATATCACCATAAGTTGACTCTATATCATCCCTATCTGTTTTAGTCCATCTTTGTCCATCATCATCAATAATAAAGTCATCTTCCAATCCATCAAGCATAAAACCAAATGGAGCCATGTCTTGTTCTATCTGATTTTTCTGATCCTCATATAATCTCTTTCTTACGTCTTGATCTGTAAGTTCTTTAAAATAATCCTGTGCTACTAACCATGCATATATTACAAGGCACATAGCAAGGTCATCATTACAACCATCATCTGCTTCAAATGAATTACTCTTGGAAATGAATGTAGTTAATTCAGATATAATATCATAATCATTAAACAAAACCTTATCTGCTTCAATCATTGTCTTAAGGTTTAATGATCCAACCTTCTTAACAGTCTTGGACATCTTGACACCTAATTGTACCTTAGAACCAGAGAACCCTTGTCCTATGACCTGTCCTGCTCTTCCTCTCATAGATGACATAAGAAGATTAGGATACTCAAAATCATAATTAAGAATAGATGCTACTTGATCTCCAATATCATTTACTTCGACTAATATGAAAGCATCATTGTATCCTTTACAAGTTTCGTGTATAATATTAGGGAATAACATAGGTTTAATCTCATTATTCCTATATTTTGCCACGACCCGATGGGGAAATGTAGTGATGTCTACAATTATAAATGTAGAATAATCCTCTCCCACACCACGAGCAACGTCCACAGTACAAACATAATCATGTTTCTCTTGTGGTTCTTCATACAAATCTAATCCTTCATTAGACAATTTGGGTTTATCATAAACCAAAGATTTCAACTTTGCTGGATTTATTAAAGTATCAACAGAACCTAAGAAGTTACATTCAAACTCAACTTTGAATTGTGCTTCTGATGTGTTCGCAATAGTTTGCTCTCTCCAAGCCTCATCTCTACCAGGAACTTCACTCCAATGGACTACAGTAGGTACATATTCATTATCTCCGTTCTCAGCATCGTGCCACATGCGATAGAAGTGGTTCATACCCTTGGGGGTAGAGACGATGATAATCTTGGTTGATTTACCAGATGAAATTGTAGGATATACTGAACTAAAGAAATCGTCAGCAATATGATTAGGAACGAACGCAAATTCGTCTAGGAATATGATGTTAAAGGTCATACCCCGAACTGCAGCAGCAGATGTAGATGCTGCCATAATCTTGGAACCGTTCTCCAATTCTAAACTACCTTTGTTCCATACAAGAATACCCTGTTGCATCCATTTGGGTAAGTTCTCATAAGCAGTCTGGAGTCTTGCTAACAAGTCTCTGGCAGTTGCTGCTTTGTTCGCAAGAATACCAATATTAACATTATCATTAAAGATAGCATAATGAAGTAGATAAGATACAGACGTAGTAGACTTACCAGTCTGTCTAGGCATCATGCATATATTAAATCTATTATGATGAAATCTTTCTATTAATTTTTCTTGGAATGGCCACATATCAAAGCCAACCAATCCCTCATCAACGTTTACAATCTTAATGTATTGACGAGCAAAATAAACAGGATCAAGTTTACATTTAATAAACTCTTGAACCTGATCATGACTAAATTCAATCTCAGTATTTGCTTTCTTGAGATTGGGATTACCAAGGTATATTTCTTGAGGCATAATTAAGTTTGGCGATAACCACTAACAATAAAAGTACAAGTTGCACCAGCACTAGTAGTTCCAAAATTACCAGTACCAACGAACAAAGCATCTCCACTATTTTCAAGAACTAAAGGAGATGCATAGACATCAAATCTATAGTTTCCTCTATCAGCAATGTCTTCATCAACAATTCTAAAATCAGGAGAATCAGTCGTTCCACCATTAGGAACAAAATAAATTTGAGCACTAGTGGATGCACCATATCCAGCATGTGCATACACACCGTCTATGTAAATCTTTTTATTATCAACACAAGTAATGACTCCTACTGTGCTTCCATATGCAACCTTTATAGGATTACATAACTTACCATATACAATTGGATTTGCCATAATTAGGTAACGATGTCAGCACCAGCACCAGCTCTTACTGCCATTAATTTTTTAAGTAAAACTTGTCTTTTCAATCTCATCACCCTCTTCTCCTTAGATTTCAACTCTTGGTTTTCACGACCTTTCTTTTGTACTGCTAACTGCTTACCCTGCACATCATCAACTGATGGAGTTTTAGAACCATTAGAAGGCATAGGTGCAGTATCCTCAGGTAATTGTAAAATTGGTTTAGTAGGATCTCTCATAACAACATCATAATCCATAACTCTTGAGCTAGGATAGACTTTAACAATAGCATCTTGCACATCTTTTTTAGATGGCATCTTTAGTTCTGGGAAGAACATCTGAAGAGACATATACTTACCACGCCACTGGAACGTAACGTAAAGTGTCTGTCCATTTACTCTTGGAAGAGTTGTTGCTTCATAAGTGTAAGTCTTCTTACCAACTTTGGTATGTCCATACTCTCCAGTTTTACCTGGACGTACTTGACCTAACTTACTTCCTTTCCTAGAAGGACCAGTCGAGGTGTTACGCCCTCTCTTGGTAGTGGGGTGTAATGTTGCTTTATCTTTTCCTTTCTTTGTAATTACAGCATCTTGATCATACTTTTTACCAAGACGTTTCATCTGCTTTTTAAACTTCCTAAACTTTTTCTTAGGAGCATTGACAGCAATAGATGGTTCACTAACTGTTTTCTTTTCACCAGTCTTACTATCCGTTTCAGGATACTCACCTTTTACTTTCTTATAACCGTAACCCATACTACGGACTTTCTTGCCCAGTTCTTTGTTACGTGCTTTATTTTCCTTACTAGATTTGTCACCTCTATTAGCAGTTAGGACTGCGGTACTGCGCTTCTTAGAGTGCTGCACCTGACGTGACATACCACCTTCATCTATTTGATTCAACATTTCCACTTCCTCAGTGCTAGTGCCTTACGAGTAGGTCTACCCTTCTCATCTTTCATTGGTCCTTTCATACCACCCATGCGAGCACAGAATGATCTCTTTCTAGGACCGCCTTCTGGTTGTGGTGCTTTTAAATCACTACCAGGATTCTCACGCTCGTAAGACTTACGACCTTTCTCATTCAGTCCACCAGACTTATTTTTTCCTTCTTTACGTTGCCATGCTGCTACCTTTTCTAGAACTGTTTCTTCATTCTTAGGCCTGCAGTCAGGAACCATTTTCCCACCTTTCTTCTTCATACCAACTTTCTTATGAGTCTTCCAGCACTCATCATAAAATTTATCGAATGTTTTTAATTCTACTTCTTCTGATTTATTACCATAATTAGCAGCACCTTTCTTACGGCACTGAACTAATCTACCTGATGCATATGCAGAAGGCCAAACCTTTGCACTTGCTTTTACCTTATGATAGCAAGCATCTTTACTACCACTACCCTTTCCTTTTTTGTCTGCTTCAGTTACAAGTTCTTCTTTCATTTTTTTCTTGTCCGTAGAAACATAAGTTGGTTTTGCAGCACCTGACTTTGATTGTTGATTAGGATCTGCTTTCTTTTTTCTCCTAGATGCAGAAAGTCTTTCTGCTTTAGTCATACTGGCACGTTTAGAAGATGATACACACTTTGGTGTACCCTCACCAGGTTTGTCACTAGCACAAGTACCACCTGTGACTACATTAACCCATCCACCTTTTCCATCTTTAGACTTAGAACCTTTGAACCACTTGTGAAGTGAACCTTCGCTCACTCCTCCTGAGGAACCGTTCCCATTGCCATTGCCGTTGCCAGCACTAGACCCATTAGCTCCTGAATGTCCATTACCATTTCCGTTGCCGTTTTTCTTAGATTTTTGTCCATCTTCATCATCCCTCATTAAGTAACCACTACGCATGACATGATAACCCTTTGGTATGGGTTTACACTTTTTTGATTTAGTGCAATAATATTGACCAGCAGGACAGTTCTTCATAAAAAATCAGAAGTCTCCTTATATTTATTACTCTTCTTCTTCTAATACTTGTTGATAGTACTTTATCTTCCTACGAAGAAACAGAACCTCTTTTTGAAGTTCTGCTTTTTCTTCTTCCAGAAGTTCTATCTCTTCTTGGTAGATTATAACACTCATGGAACTATTTAAACATTTAATGTCTTCTTCATCTTTGAAAAAGACATTAACCATGATAATCTTCTATATCAGAGTCCAGGTATTCCCGTCGCTTGTGCTGAAGGAGCCATACTAGGGGTGGTATCAATACTAGGAGCAAGATCATTGGTCCCAAGAGGAAGTGCTCCGCCACCAAGTCCACCAAGTGATCCAGTAACTGCTTCAATAGCTTGTTGCTTAACTGAATCAATAATAGAATCTCTGTTGACATATACAAATAAGCCACTGCCAATAATGGCAATAGATACAGCACCAGACGCAATAGCAACGACATTTATAATTTTTTGCATTACTTTAAAGTTCGTAAGTTTCCTTAGTATCTTCTGAAACACCAACTATTTTTAGAGGTGCTTGCTCAATACGAATTGTTTGTGTAGGACCAGCTTTAGCAATGATTGCTTCAATGTCCTTTGCAGTAACAGGAGGTGTTCCATTACCATTAACAGCGTTACCATTCTTGTCCATCTTCATAGTACCGTCACCCTTTTTAGATGCGGTCTGAATTCCGAAGCTAGCTAGGACTCCTGTAAATACCGAAGCAATAAATGTTGGATCAATTTTCTGTTGTGGTACACCTGGTATAGCCACATAATTTAATGTTAATATTCCACCGCT